AAGTTGTGATCAAAAAACCGGACGACACCGGATAAAAAATTTTTCACAAAATTAAAATACGGTATAGTCCATCAGGCAACGCCTGACCCGCACGACCACAGTGCGGTAACCTTTATAGCTGGTATTAAGCTCCCTCATAAGGGATGGGTGGGGTTTGCTCATAAAAGAGACGGGGCATGCCTGTCCAAAAGTAAGCTTGATAATCTTCGCCTGCGGCACAATATAAATCTAGTACTCCTGTGCTATTTGCATATTGTTCGGCTCCCAAATAAAAGCCACCATAAATGAAGTTGATAGTCCATTGGTCAGTTTTACCTGGTGCAAACCTATCGCGTGAGTAGAAAGGAACTTCAAACTCGAGATTCTGTTTGTAAGATCCATTGGTAATAACCATGCCCTCTACTCCTGAGCAAGGAATTCCATCTTTCCCACGAGAAGTGGAGATGTTTTCGGCTGTGACAGCCGTACTGGCTGGATAAGAACCTGGAGTCAATGCGAAGGTATTAGTACTATCTTCAGTATAAGACGACACATCAGAAAATCTCTGTGCTTCTATCTTTCCAAAATCATAATCATATTTGGTATTGGCTGCAACTGTTTTCCAGCGTATAGAACCACGCCATCCAGAAAAACAAGTGGTAATCCAATGTAGATGAACAGTGTTAACATAATTATATGCTATCAAAGAATCCGTTGTATCTACAGCAGCTGTCGCCCTCCCTCGGTACATAGGGAAATTAGCCATGGTATACTGGTGAAATTTGCCAGTTGTTCCAGGGCTATTTCCCAAACGGCGGGACAGATTATATCTTTTGAGAAAATTCCGCATAGAAGATACGGTTTCGCCGCAATAAACAGCTGACAATTTATCACTAACAGTCATAGTGGGTCCCAACATGTGAATTTCAGATGCAGTAATTCCGTTGTTAGCAGTGCTACGAGTATCAGATAAAGTACCTGATTGCGGTCTGAAAACAAAGTTTTGGAAATGATCGGTAGGAATAAAAACTTCAAAATCATCAGCAGCAGAAACAAATACATTGATTTGAATATCGTTATTAATAGTACTGTTCGGCACAGTAAGCTCATTGACAACGTAGACAGCCAAAGTTCCGTTACCCGTATCGACAGACGCATAGGGAGTAGTACTAAAACATTGGGTGACACTATCAATAGCGGGTGTTAATTTACTAACCAATGAAAGGTTTTGTCCATTGCCAACCTGCATAGTAACGTCCTTGGTCTCTGAAATATCTACAATCTTCATATAATTGATATTATATTCATTAGACTCAATATAATTAGGATCATACACAAATTTTAGACGTCCCTTGTGAAAACCAGAACACACTATCTGAAAACGAAATTTTAGAGAGCCTGTCCAATGTGCAAAAGGCATAGATGCAACTGCTACAGGTGTAAGATGATATTCAGTCTTACCAGACACGGCAACTTCGTCCCACAAAGATGGTTGAACGCGAACATTCCACAACAATGATTCTGCACTAGTGCTCGTAGCCCACCCGAAAGTGGTGAGATAAGATTCTCTACCAGCAATAGATTTGATAGCCAAGTTATCACAGTCATTGTCTAGACCAGAAATACGAGGATCTACTGTCAGTTCTTGTAGATCATCATATGTAAGCTTTGTGACATTGTCTGGTGTGTTAGTAGTAGCAAACTGACCGACACACTGCGTCTGTACTGGCATAGATGCACGAGTGACAGGTGGGCGACTGTATCCAAAAGCTTTAGCTATATCTGAAACTGCAGTGGCTGCTATTTCAGTGGCCATGGCAAAAGGTGCTATAGGAGGTATTGTGCGCAAAGTAGATGCGACCTTAGCCACAGTAGTAGCTGGCTTGGAGATTACACCTTCCTTATTTGCCTCTGTAGTCTCCTTGGTACCCATCTGCGCAATGAGATCCGTTGAATTGAGAGAAGTCAATACAGACACTTCAACATCCTCTGCCCACGCAAACACACTAATTGATACGGAATCTGAAGCTCCATTGGCATGCTTAAGATCATTTATGGAACGCAAGGTTATTTCTCCCATCTCACTCCAATCAGTGCGAGTAATAGACATATAATTTCTATGCCAAAAGAAAGGCAGTAATAACTCACCTCCTTGTGATGTGCAAGGATCAAGATATACATGGGGTCGCTGCGACTCGCCAATGACATCTTGTGATATAATAGTGCGATTAGTTGTTAACGTGTCAGCAATATGGTATGGCAAGTATGACGCAATAGCACGCCCATACATGAAATGATTCCCATTCAAAACAAATTTCAAATGTAAATTACATCGCAACAACTCAAAATTGTTGATACGATTTATAACACGTTTGTTAGAAAAGAAATCATCCCAAGGATTGAATGACGTGCCAATTGACAAGCCCGTACCCCATCCAAATTCTCGAATTTTGATGGGGCGCTTAAAGAAATCGCCCAAATCAGCATCATCAGAGTCCTGTAACTTACGAGTAGGGTCCACATATGCATTTGTGTCATACATATGACCTGACACTGCTTCGTCAAAGGTGACGTTCTCGCTGGTCAAAGCAGAACCCGAACCTTCAATAGCTTCAGGGCCAACAGAACCCATTTGAGGTTCCATGTCATGAATTTCTACATTATTTGTAATCAAAACTAACGGTGTAGAGTCCGGTAGATTCGATAGTGCCTGAGGAAGTGCAGCACTATTACTATTTTGTCCTGGGTGAGTAAGTCATCATACAATCAAGGCACGACTCAATGCCAAGAAGGTCAAAAATGTTGTTGTCCGGCGAGACTCTCCTAAATAGGAGCAAATGCCTATGTGCAAAGCCTAAATATAAATATATACATTTTTAAATACAATAATAAATGGTTTCCATATACACACATGAATTTTGCTTTCTTTGAGCCAGATTCAGAACTGGCCGCACAGTTTATACACGTATGCTAGGTGTTTAATCAAAAATGGTATTTTCGTCTGGGATACCTTCCCCAAGATATTTATATCGCCACTTAGCAACGCGCATATCATATGAAATGTCAAAGCCTTGACACAGATGTTCAATATCTGCGGCCTTAGCGACTCTTAACATCTCTTCTCGGCGCAAATTATATTTTTCCCTACCATAATAAAACCAATCATGCAAAGACGAATCAATATTCTGTGCTGACTGCTGAGGTAAAGTCAATTCCTTAGAAAGAAGGTGCGCATGCAAACGTTTAAAAATAGATGACTCATCTAAAACACCAATGTGTGCATCCAAATCCTCATTATACACGTCACTTCTCTTCAAAAAATCGGCTTCATCGGGTGTCATATATTCAGTAGCAACAGATTCTTTGTCTGGCATCGTAAATTTGATATCATATTGTGCTAGATATGTCGCAAAGCTGATATGGTTGAACAAAGGGCGATTGGGAGATACAGACCCCTTAACATCATCACCATACGTTCCAAAAGCGCAATTCTGATAGAAATCTTGCACACTATCTTCAGGATAAATAGTGTAGTACGCACAACGCAATAGCAAAGAATTAACAATAGAGTTGATGATAACAGTCAAATTCTGACCTGAAGGATTCGATCCAAAGATCATGAGCAAATCACCATTGTATGCCATAAGAGGATATACGATTTCTGAAACGATTGATTCCATAAGCGTTATATCTTCAGGTCTATAATCACACTGCTTTGCTACAGAAATTAGAACATCAAACGCCGCAATTGTTAACTGTGCAGGCATCCTCTGATCATATTTACTGTAATCACCAGCGAGTATGTTATTTCCCTTAGAAATCATATGTTCATTAAGCTGACCCCATTCTGGTCCTTCTGCATTTGCTCCCACCATGCATTCTGTCAATAGTGGGTTCAATTGCATAATGCGAACCAAAGGTAAAAAGTACATGCGAATCAATAGTTGTAAAGCTAGTGGAGCGCTTTGAAACACTCTCACCTTCTCACTTGTCAGCTTTGTAGGTTCATCTTTTAAACATGCTTTCCAAACAAAATAACAACGTTCACCTTTGCGAAGAATTTCACACGTGCGATCAACCTCATCCCATATTTCTTCTGAAAAAGATTGAGGATAACCAACATCAGGGAATTCCTCTGGATCACATAGGACCAAATAATCGCGCTTCTTGCCGCTCAGTGGCCAACCGGGTGAAGTGGAAAAATTCATAGGATCTATAAATCTCTTGCCTTTCAAGCCACTAACAGTTTCCACTTGATTAAGAGGCCGAGCATCCATTAATTCAGGTAAGCGAGTGAATATTTCGTCAAATTGCACCATATAACTCTCCACGGCGCGGCTAACAACACCGCCCAAACTCAATGATGGATGAGCTAATTGCTCCAAAGCAACTTGATACGGATACACATTATCACCCTTCAGTTTGGGTGGACCCCACTTCTGAGGCACGCCGCAAACTTCTGACACGTGGGGAGAAATCAATGTGGGTACAACAATACTACGAGGTGTACTCCGAACTGACATGCTACCATATACTTCAATACTTGTATTTGGTGTCAAATATCGCACGGGACTTTTGTGATGGATGTCAGTAGACTCAACAAGTTTTGTTCCATATTGTTCTTCCGGCATATCACCTTCACTGCACAACCGTACAACACCAGGTTTGGAGCACATTTCTGAAATAGCACTCCGAACCATGTCTTGAGACAAATATCCAGCACCGCCTTTTACTCCAAAGCCACATAGATGAAACCCTAAAATGGTGGATCCACGTCCAACGGACACTATGGGGCTCATGCACATGCCATCTTGAGTTTCCACAGGTAAAGTATAAACACCACCTTGGAAATTTGCACATGTACGGTGTGAAACCTTCCGCGAGGAAAAAAGAGTTCTAAACATCTCACAATCTCCTTCCTTGGATTTATATACAAATATGCCTTCGGCAGAACAGGGTTTATCGAGTGGCAAAAATCGTGTCATACATTTCCTGCTACCTGCACTTGGTACCCAAACTAACGTAAAATCGGTATTTGGAATGCCAACAGCATATTCGCGTGAAATGGTATCACGAAAATATCCGCCTGTAACCTTGGGAGACCGGGATCTGCATTGAACTGTAAATTCTGGTGCTTTCTCAAAATGTTTAAGAACAAAATGCGTAGGTAAAATCATAAAATTACTTTCTACCAAAAAACCTCGTACAAAATGTTTTTCACTTTCCACATAGACAACGGAACTAGCACATAGAGCGGCTAGGTCAGCAGAAGTTGTAGTCTTCGAGGCTGTACTCATGGGTAAAGCACTAATAAAAGGTGTTGCCCACATATCAGGTTCAGCATCACGGGCGGCTACATCAGCCATGCTAGTGGGACTAAGATTACCTTGTGGATACAAAACATCTTTCATCCTGCGAACGTATTTGACAATGTAATACAAGGCAAACGCTGAACCTAAGAGGGCTATGCCTGCACGGCTACGAGCAAATTGAATAAATGCAGGTGCTGTATTAGAGCGCCGCAATAATTCATTCCGAACAGCTTGACGTTCCCAATGATATAAAATGGCAATAATAGAACATGTTACATAAAAAGAAATAATCCCGTTAATATAATATCCTCGAACTATCCAAGCATATGATACAGCAAAACACCATAAATACAGGCAAAGAATCTTCCAGTAGCGGTCAACATAGTTGTGACGTCTAAAATATATAACTGTCCAAACAAACATGGGACGTTCTACAATGTAAGCAGGAACCCATGCAATCCAGTCAAAAATCCATGAATCATACCATGCGTCTAACTCGACAAGGTGGGACAAATCTACATGTCGTGCATGCCACCACATGGCCCTTAAATTCCACCGTTGTTGTTGTTGCCATCGTGCAAAATAATACAGATTGCGCATTGAAGTTCTATACGCATCGCGATATATGCGTGTAAAATAATTCAACAAGCCAGATTTATAATAATTGTACACATTGCTACGAGCTGTGGGAGATAAAGACAGTAGTGTAATGCAAATGTTAACCACAAAAGAAAAAGTAAAAGAAACCGCATAGATCAAAAGAATGCGCAAAACACGTGATATTACTCCGCTTTGTTCTTCTAACTCTTCAGAAGTTCCCATTACAAAATTACGCAAAGTGCGTAAATAATTGGTATCACCTTGTGAACGAGCTTCTTCTCCGGGGAAAATTGCATCATCTACTACAGGAGGTGGAACATCATTGGTTTCGACACAAGGTGGACAACTACAGAAGCAAAAGCCACACGTTTGACACTTATTACTAGGAGGTTGCATCATAGTTTCTACTATTTCAGCTTGAAATTCATAATGTCGCTTGGAAGCAACCTGAACCCACTCCAAATATTCAGAAACACCAATATCTTTCATGACTTTGTCTTTGTAAATCAGAGGAACTAGCTCATACTTATTGAGTGGTGACCCTGGATGTTGAGGGGCACCTACCAAACAAGTGCGAACGCCAATAAGCCAAATATCTGGGTCTTTACGTAATCCAAATCTTTCACGAACCTTTTCCGAGTCTAACTTTCCATCAGTTTGAAATTCAGGTTTAACATCAACACTCACATGGTAAAGACGACGTAGAATGGACTCTGGTTTCTCGGAATAACTATGAGCCATCAACGACTCTACATTTGTAGTTACCATCACCAACCATGGATGCAAAGCTACCTTACCTTTCATAAATGCTTCAGCCATGGGAGCCAAAAACAAGGCATTATTGATAGTCTGAATCAACCTATAGCAAGGAGAAAAGTCCATAAAAGTAGAAACAGTGTTTGCGAAGTCGTCGAAGATAATAACATTGGTAGATGAGCGAATATTTGACGCATATTTGTCGTTATCTCCCCAAGTAGCTACACGCTCCGGGGAAATATCAAAACCATTATACATACCAACAGCTTCAATTGTAAGTTGGCACAATGTACTTTTACCTACACTAGTGTTACCAAATAGAGAAATGGCAAACGGTGCTTTCCGCAAACCGCCTCGTGTTCTAACTTGGATAAATTCATTACGCCAATCACGCAGGCGATCCAAGCGGTCAAGAAAATATTTCTTTTCAACAGTTAAAGTCTTAGAAATCTTCTTAACAACTTTGCTACCTTGTTCAATGACACTATCAAGAAGTACTTCATAGTCAGTTTCACCAATGTCAGCATGTTCCTTCAAATTTCCTGTAAGAGAAAAACCATGAATGTCGCGAATACGGTTATAGCCTTTCTCAAACTCAGCAACATCGTCTTCCGAAGAGAAAAACGCAGATACTTCACCTGTTTTGTATACCATCCAACCACCTTCAACAAATCCTATAACAGTCGTGAACAATACGTCACACAAATCTGCGCATTGAATCTGTTGTTTGGTTACGATGGGTTCAAAAAGTGTAAGTTTGCCAACTTTAAAAGTAAGTCCACTGGCTTCACACAATCCAAGTGAAACAATATAATTTATCAATTTTAGTGCATTTTGGACATTATTGGTTTGTTTAACACGCTTCCAATTTTGCAAAGCATCTTTGATATCTTCAAGCCATGTATCGGGCGATCCGGATTGTTCAATAAGAATATCCATATCACCGCTAACGTGTGGGGCAATACTAGTTTTAAACAACGCATAAACATGTCCTAATAGAGATTTCTGGGTGTGTGCCTGAGTATAAGATACAACAGCAGCAACTACACCTTGCTTATCTTTACTCGAGATAATACTCTGTCTCAAAGCCAGCAATAATGTGGTTTCCCTTGCAATAAAATCAGGAGTTACAAATGCTGGCAATGAACCAGATTGGGGCTCCATAGTGGGTACTTTTTGAGATAGATAATAAATAATATACAAAATAAAAACATAAATACAATTATACGTAAACGCAAAATATAAAAAGAACAAACAATATAAATATACAGTGGGAAGAAATGTAATAGTGCCGGATTGTTCCTCCATGACCTCATGATCAATTGAATCATGTAATGGGAAACTAAAACCTTGCTTAAGCAGAGGCCAATGTTGTTCAAAAATTTTCTTGAATTGGGCTCGCTTCTTATTACTTAGTTGAGAAAAAGGATAGATTCCCTCCGTAGAGGGCTGTTTTGCTCCTTCTTGAGACATCACAATTTGTTGTTGGGGGCGGATAGTTTCTTGACTCATCTTTCATAGTTATGAAATGACGAGACAAGAAAATCCACATAGTCGCCTATGTTAGATTTTCAAGTCTAATCGACACAGCATCTTTCACT